GCGGCTCTCTAGCATACGCCAGAAGGGCTCTGGAAGGTTTGTAGCCTCGTCAACATAAGCTAGGGCTAGTGTCGAGCCCTGGATGGTGCTAACAGCCGATACGTCAGGCGCTCCAACAAACCACACATCGCGGCCATATAATTGCGCGCTCTGAGCCTTCTCAGTAGGGCAAGGGAAGCCTAAGCGTCTGTAAAGAGGTTTTAAAATATTTCTTTGAATAGACGTGCGGTTGACGCCAATAATCATCGCATCGCCCTTAGGCCCATTCTCGAGATCTCTTACGAACCGTTCGATACTGGAATAGGTTTTGCCTGAGCTGACCGCGCCCACCCATATGTTAAAGCGGTGCGTTGCCTCACAAAATGATTGGTCTTGCTTATCACTTGTTGGCATCAGGTTCCTTCAGCTTGTCTTTCAACAGCTTAACCTCATGCTTCAATTCCATGATCAAATGATCTTTATTGATCTCCTCCTGAGCAGGGGCTAGGTAGACTGATGGCTCAGGTTCGCGTTGAGCCAGCCTGACCTTACCTAACCACAAAAGCATCTGTGTGTTGCCTTCCATGGCCTGTTGAAATTGTTTCACACGGATTAAAATGGCGCCTGTCTCGTTGAACTTGTCAAATACCTCAGCGTGTGGCGCGTCGTATCTCTCTTCAATCTGTTTTCTCAAAGCGCCAACCGTGCAACCCATAGCCCTAGCTATGCTGATTTGCGTGGCCCCGGCCTTCATGTAAAGCTCGATCTTATCCCAATCTCGCTGATTAAAATGTGATATCATAAAGCCCTCTTGTTAAAAGGGCTGATAGTGTCACTTTAAAATTTTTTCTTCAACCTCTTTTTCCATATCCCTCCAGAGCTCTTTTAGACAAATCTTTATCTCAGCTATCTTTGAAGAGTGATTTTCGGCGAATTTTGAGACTAGATAGGCTGTACGCATCAGTCTGACATTGTACTCGCTCTCCTCGCCAACAGCTTTTTTTACCCAATCATCGTCTTCTGAGCAATCGTATAGTTCGAAAATAGGGATGGCATCCCTGAGGAATGCCAACATCTGAGGTAAGTCCCAGATTTCAAGGAATCTGTTTATTTTATCATCGATAGGTTCAGCCAACTTTTTGTATTTCTGCTTCATTTTCAACCTGCATCCTTCTTATATATCCGTGGAGGGTGGTTCGTTTTATCCCTAGCTCGAAAGCTATATCGGTCAACGTTTTTCTTGTTTTAAGCTCCCTTCTAATAGCTTCACGCATTTCATTTGTGAGCCCATCCGTGCGCCCTATACGGTACGTCCCTTTTCGCTTGGCTACTTCAATTCCCTCACGTTGCCTTTCTTTGATCAATGACCACTCAAACTCCGCTATAGCTCCCATTATATGCAACATTAACAGTCCCATAGGTGAGGATTTTTGATCGGCAATAAAACTTGCGCTTTCTTTCAAAAAAACAATGCTGATTTTCCTAAAAATGAGTTCATCGATAACCTTTCTTAGGTCTCTGACATTCCTCGCCAGGCGATCCATGCTATGGACATAGATTATATCCTCATCACGCGCATAATCCATAAGCGCTCTTAGTTGGGGGCGATCGAGGTTTTTTCCAGATGTGTAATCAATGAATTTTTTGTCTAGTTCCAGACCCGCCAATTGGCGGTCTGGATTTTGATCGTAAGAGGAAACGCGGACGTAGCCCAATTTTTTGCCTACCATGGGTGGCCCTCCTCATCGCGCCTGCATCTTCGCTCTTCTAAAGAGCATAGTCGCCCATGGAAATCTTTCATCTCCATTTGGATTCCATCGATCAAGGCGCGTGTTTCCTCTCTGTAAGAGTCGATCTTTGCGTGAGTCTCGGCTCTATACGAGTCAATTTTTGCATGAGTTTCCGCAATCATAGTGCGCGTTTCAACCCTATTCGCGTCAATCTTGGTGTCCAACGCCCTGAAATCAGCTCGCGATTCTGATCTAAACCACACGATTAAACTCGCGTTGGCTAAAAAGAGCGCGAGTATTTGTGCCCACTCCATATGTCCTCCTGTTATTTTCCTGCATTCCTACGCTCTTCTATCGCACATAGGCGCCCATGAAAGTCCTTCATCTCAGCTTGTATTCCATTAATCAGCGCGTGCGTCTCAGACTTGAGAGCGTCAATTCTAACTTGCGTTTCCATAATCATGGTGCGCGTCTCAACTCTGTTGGCATCGATCTTCGTGTCCAATGCCCTGAAATCAGCTCGCGACTCTCCTCTCATCCAAACGATTAAGCTGGTCAGCACTCCAAAAATGGCTACGTTAGATCCTATGATAGCCAGCACATGTCCCCACTCCATATGTCCTCCTTGGTGATTAATTATTCTAAACGGTCGAGATCATTTCGTCAAGAACTAAAAAACCAAGCTAGATGACTACTAATCTTTTTTTTAAAAAAAGTGTCGACAGGGTGTACCCTTTTTGACGGGATGTAAAATAATTTATTGACACTTTCAGATTTCATTTTTTTCTCCGCAAGTCTTTTCTTGAATTTATTTATGTATTGGGATAAGTTGTGGAAATCAAACGGGCAGTTATCCGTTATCCAGCTGGGGGCGTCGGCTAAACGTCCCCAGCAATCTTATCCCAAGAAATCGAAAGTCTCCTCACCATTCCTGATCACATTCACGCTCAGACCCAAGCCCTTCCGCTTCTCAATCCATCGCCTCACGATCACATCGCAATAAATTGGCGAGATTTCGACCCCACAGCACCTGACCTTGTGCTTCTCCGCTGCCATGAGCGTTGTCCCCGATCCTAAAAACGGGTCGTAAACCCACTCATCTGCACCACGCTTCATGTGATTTCTGAGTGGCCGTAGCATGCATTCAAGCGGCTTCTGTGTTGAGTGATCCGTTTTCTCGTTGTCGTCCTGCTCGTGCTTTTTTAGGCTATTAATGATGCTGATATCCCAAACCGTGGATTGTGTTTTGTCGCCTTGCCAGCTATGAGCTTTTCCCTTACGAACGGCATACCAGCAGGATTCGTGCTTCCAGTGGTAATTCCCTCGGCTTATTGCAAAGTTATTTTTATTCCAAATGATTTGATTGATAATTTCAAACCCGCACTCCTCTACATTCTTCTTTACTGAATCGCAGTAAAATGCAGCATGCCAAACATACACCACGTTACCAGGGAAGTGTTGATACGCCAATTTCCAGTCGCTATCATGATCGTTTTTGACTGGTTGCATTCTTGATAATCCATCATTATATTCAAATTTCCCCTTCCTCCACTCAGGCTTATAATCCACCCCATACGGAGGGTCGGTAACCATCATCACGGGGATGCACCCACCCAATGCCGTCTTCGCCACAGAGAGATCGGTAGAGTCACCACACACCAATCGATGGGGGCCTAGGATGTAGATGTCGCCGTCTTTCGTGATCGGCTCAGACTCAGGAGGTAGAATCTCAACCTCCTCTTCAACCTCAGGCTCCTTAACTTCATCGATGATCGCGCCGGCTTCCGCTGCAATTTTAGAGATCTCCTGCAATTGAGCCTCATCGAATCCGTAGGCTAGGATCTTCTCCATCTCATATTGCGATGAAAGCATGTCGAAGTCCCACTCGCCTTGATTGAGGTTGAGACCAATGCACAAATGATCGATCTCCTCATCCGAAAGCAGGCGGTCACAGACCCAGCACTCGCAAATGGAAATGCCCATTCGCTTTAGGATTTTGACGCGCTGATGACCCCCGATCACCATGTAATCTGAATTCAAGATGGGCTTGTCGATCATCCCGAACTTTTTGATCAGGTCCGTGAGCTTTTCCGCCTGAGATTTTCTGATAATTCTCGGGTTTTTGGGATTATATTTCAGCGTCGCGATCCGCACCGACTCTAGGTGCCATGTAATATCATTCGACATGTTTCTTTTATCTCTTTAAGATTTTTTAATTTATTAAAATTTCTACCTAAATTTATTATTACACTATTAATCTGCTTTTTATCCTTAGCCTTCTCATATACTTCTTTAAACTTTTTATTTTGCCTAGCCCATGTATTTAATGAATCTTTGTGAAGGCCTTTTTCTAAACAAAAGTCACCTAAGAATCGGTGGGCTGGGTCTGTCAGCCACTGGATAAGTTCATCAGCGACATTATCAATGAACTCTTGAGTATACTTTTTAGGTCTTCCCGTACGTTTATTTTTAACTCGCATTGTTCAGCTCCATTGTAATTGTAATCCTGATCCCCTTAATTTTGCCCTTTTCCTGACGATAGAGCCACTTTATCCGATCATCCGCATCACCGCGGCCCTTGATGGAAATAATCTTACCACGGGCGTTTAAATAGCTTCCTTTCGAATCGGGCAGAATGCACTCGGCTAGCTCATCCCTGATATGCTTGAATGCACACATGAGATTGTCATCATCAAGCTTTTGAGATGAGATTCGCGTGAGGGTGACCTGACATGGAAGGGTGATTGGCTCGCGGACGATACTCGAGAAAGTATGGGCAATCAAAAGCTGTTGGTTTTTGTGCCTCCTGTGTTTGACCTGCCAATGTTCCCTCCTGTTCATCTCGCTGTATGTAGTCATGGGGATCTGCCAAGAAATCGTCATGGTTTCACCGCCTGGATATATATCCACTGATCCTCAGGGCAGGCTATGAATTTCTTTCCTTGATAACGCCACGCGCCATCAACAAATGTCCCCACATGGTAAGTCCCCGACTCGAACCTCCACACTACCAACAGTTTGCCTATCATAGGCTCCTGATCAAAAAACTCACACCACATAAAAATCCCCCATAGCTCTTGGAGGATCATTGATATCTCTAAGGGCGTTATAAAGCAATAAATTCTTTGAAAAACTCAGCCTAGCGGAAAAAAGAGAAAGCCCGAAAAAAAGGGAGTGAATTCCAGGATTTCGAGAAAAATGGGAAAAAATGAAAAAAACGGGGAGTTTGGTGTGTTTTTTAGCCCATTTTACGATTATCAGACGTAGACCCCCTACGTCATATCCAGAGGGCAAAAAGGGGTCATTTTCAATATAATCTTTTTTTGAAAAGGGGAGTTTGGGGAGTTTGGGGAGTTTCTTGACGCCTACGCGCGAGATTTGGCAGAGTGGAAAAAAGCAGAAATGCCAAAAATGCTTAGGGAGCATGGCGCAAACTCCCCAAACTCCCCAAACTCCCCGAGCAAAATAATTACTTGATAAGAATCGATCTGTGGATATGGTGTACGGGGGCTGTGTCTGATAATATTTTTTAGCATGGAAAATACCCCAAACTCCCCGCTTTTCAGAAGTTTTGGTTAATGAATGCTCTGTTTATATAATCTTTTTTTGAAAAGGGGAGTTTGGGGAGTTTCTTCCGAGTACCCTAGAAAATTTGGCAGGATTTTTCATAAAAGAGAAATCCCGCCTCCCCAAAAAAATTACCGATTTACGACGCGTTTTACTCGCCAAAGGCTCGCTTGATGACTTAATCCAACGGAATCTAATCTCAATCCATTTTCGACTCGGCCCTTGAACTGAGAGAGCTTTTTACCTAATGAACGCTCATTAATTTCAGAGCAACGATCAGGCGCGATGCTTAGAAGCGCGTCTTTGAGCGCTTCGATTCGTTCGTCGCCATCCTCACTCGAAAAATTCGCTTTTTTGATGAGGTCTTTGGTCTTGATGCTGAAATCGTCGAACACGGCAAACCATGCTTCAAGCAGATTTCTCAAAGCCACGCGTTCAGGGTCTGCGCTTTCAATTTCCTTGCGTGTGGTGCATGGATCTTCCATCCCGACCCAAACAATTGCGGAACGGACCCAGTCGCTCCACTCCTCAAAGCGCCCGAACTGTTTGAAATTTTGCTTAGGTCGCCCTGCCTTATGATAGGCGAGTAGGATGGTGAGCGCCGCCTGCACCAACTCCCCCCGATGAGCGGGAATGTACTTGTGCAAGTCGACGTGGAATTCACGCTCTTCTGGGCTCTCACAATTCGGGTCTAGGCGACAAAGGAGCGTTCGCGTGGAAATATCCCCTACGAATGTAAGATTGTTGCCTGTGGCCAAGAAAAGGGCATTGGTAGGCAATGTGATTGTCTTGTTCGCCCCCAACAGGCGGTCTTTGTAAAATTCCTGCGTGAGGATTGAGCATAGCGCTGATGATGAGAACGCGTGCTCGATGTTATCGAAACATACGATCGGGTCGCCTTCCATCAACACGGACAAGAGCCGCTTCTTCTCTTCAGTCTCGTCAGAAGCCTGTGGCACAACAGCGTTAGGCATGCCTGTGGCAATGAGGCCCACAACATCTGCAAGTAAGCTCTTGCCGCTTCCCATTTTAGGGGCGCTGAATCCGTGAAGGGGGGCTGTTTTAATCGAACGCCTAATGAGTGCCGTGAGGATCGCGGATATAGCCACAGAGCGGCTGTCTTCGCCATCGAACGGGAATCCAGAGATCAGGGTTAGCAGTCGATCTTTCGCCTCGATTGCATCCTCATAGGAGGGATCTCGCGGAATCGCTGGGAAATCAGCGGTGCCCGGATCGAAAAACAGCCCCGACTCCTCATCATAGCCTGCCTCCTCAAGGATGGAGCCATCATCTCTGAGTGTAGGGGCCTGAATGATAGCCGTGAGATAGGGGAAGCTCCACTGAGCCCTTGCTATCAGAGTTCTTGCAACCTTCTCAGGCGCATTGCATTCTTTCCACTCATCCTTCCGCTCATCGTGCCGCTCCCAACGGACAACCCTGCCCATACACTCCGTGAGATGTACCGAGTCGATCTCCATGATCACAAGCGCCTCAGAGGATCTTTTGATGCCAGAGAATCTTGTAGCATAGGGTTTTACTTTAGTTTTTGGTCTGGAAGCCTCGGTGACAATTCTCACCAGTTGCCTTCCGCGTTGATAGATGCCTATGGAGGCGTTTAACAGCGCTTCTTCAGCTGAGCTCGTGAGGATGTGTAGCTCTCCAGGTGAGATCTGGATGATCTTACGCTCATCGTTCTGTTTTTTTGACAGATCGCCTTGTTTCTTAGCGACTTTTGATCTGCTTTTCTCAATGCCTTTCTCCAGTTCCGCTAGCTCATCGCTAGCCATCTTCCATTCATCGAAGCTCGGCTTGAGCAATTTATATATCGCAAGGTCCTTATCATCAAAGCTGTCCAGCGCTTCACCTTCTAAGAATGAGGGGGATATTTTGCTTTGAAAACACTTGAACTCGATCTGCTGCCTAAGCTCGTCCACGCGAACGCGCTCAATTGCAGCCCGTTGAATCTTTCCCGCAAGAGACTGCTCAGCTTTGTCACCGCTCCACTTCATTCGGCAGAGATCGCTATAGATATGCAGGGTGCCGATTTTGGCCCCGCACTTCTTAGACTGCCTCTCTGCGCACTCCTCAGCGCTGTTTTGATCAGGGAATGCCCAGCCCCAATCCGGGTCGAACACACAGTTGTCCCCAGCAGCCTTCCTTGGGATACGCTTAATATGCTCTTGGTTTCCCGTTAGGATCCAAGAGTTTTTTTTAATTTCAATTTCTGATGATTTTTGTTGCGAGTTATTCTCGCCTTTGGATATGATAGTCATTGTTTCTCGCCTTTGGATATGATAGTCATTGTCTCGCTTTTGGATATGATGGTCATTGTCTCGCCCTGTGATAAGATGTTCATTATAAGTCCCTATTTGAATTGAATTGTTCAAGGGTTCTTTTTGTTTAGGGCCGTGAGTGTGTTCATCGTGTGTGTCCTCTGTTGTTGAACCGGCGATGATCCTTATCGCCGGTTTTTTTTTGTCAAAGTCAAAATTCAACCCAAATGTCGTGTTTCTTGTAGATTTCAAACCGTTTATTGAAACTTCCTCCTGAGAAAAAACAGTCGTCGACAAGATCATACACTACAGCCCTCTCCTTACCTTCAGAAGGCCGAACCACCCTGCCTATAGCCTGAAGCAATTTTATTTCAGATGATATGGGAGCTCCCATGATAAGAGTGCCCCAAGCGCTAATGTCAAGGCCCTCTCCAAGTAAAGAGCATGTCCCAACTGTGATCTTGGAATTTTTGACCCTCTCCATAATGCCATGTAGCTCTTTTTTTCCCAGCTTTCCGTGAGCTAAAATATGCTCTATTCCCTTGATCGCCATCATCTCTGACAACATGTCGGCGTGAGCCGTGCGGTCGACTAAAATAAGGGTGGGGCTAGTGGCATTGTCTGCGATCTTGATGATCAGCTCATTGCGATAAGGAGCCTCGCATAGAGCGCTGACGTAATCCTGCCATGAGTCCACGATTCCAGGGCTGAAATGGGTTTTAACCCGCTTGACATCTACTGGAACTGTGGCGCCGAACTTTTCCACTTCAGCTCTATCGATCTCGGCAAGTTTGGGGCCAATACCCAGATAGATCAGTTTCTCTAGCCCGTCCCTTCGTTGAGGGGTAGCTGATAGCCCATAGCAATAGTAGGCCTTAAATCGCCCTATAACATCAAAAAATGTGGAAGCTGGCACATGGTGCGCCTCGTCCAATAAAACCAAGCCGAAGGCATCGTAGATGTCTTCCTGTTGATTTGTAGCCAAAGTTTGGATCATTGCAACAGTGATCTGTTCGCCGATCTCCCACTTACCGTCACCGATGAATCCTGCTTTAAGCCCCATCTTCGCCTCAATGACCTCAAGCCATTGCTTGGCAAGTTCACCCCTATGCACTAGTATGAGAGCCTTTTGCTCACGTCTCCTGATGATCTCCAGACCCATAATCGTCTTTCCAGACCCTGTAGGGCTCACCACGACCCCTTGGGTGCAACTCACCGCAGCTTCAATAGCTATTTCTTGATAAGGTCGGAACTTCACATGGATAAGGCTTTCAGGATATTCTAAGGGTATATCTGCATATGAATAAGAAGGATCAATACTACGATAAATACTACGATCAATACTACGATCCATATACCCCATGAGATTTTCTTCAAACCCCCTTGGGAGAACTAAATTTCCCTTATCGTCGTAGCCATACGTTGTGATTTCTAGAGGCACGCCCCAATTACTCCGCCCCGCTTTTTCATTAGAGATATATAAAGGATTAAAAAAAGTATTTTCTTTTATACACCAATCTGTTATATCTTTTTCCGCATTATATAAAGTTATTCTATTATTAATTTCAACACTCATTCGATGCGTAATCATATACCACCTATCATTCAAAGTTAATTCTGTATCAAAAAATAATTTTATTTGAATTTGCTGACAACACTTTATTTTCCAACTTCTTAAGATGCTGTCAGCAAAATCGTTATGTACGAAATAACTTTTGTAAAGTAAATATTTTAAATTTTACTTTTCAGATCCCTTATTTTATCCCTCAGTTGTTCCCTCTTCTGCCTTTTTAGTTCATCTTTATACTTTTTAATTTCTTCATCTATCGCTTCTTTCTGTTTCTTTTTTTGCTCCACTTTCGATTCCCCTAGAATCACTTCACCATTAGTGAAATTCTTTACCTGAATGGCGATTCGGTGGCTGGGAATGTATCCTCCTCGGGAAATTTTCCTAACGTAGCTAGGGCTACAATTCAAAAACTCAACCATTTGGGCCATCGATATGCCCCGATCTTTCATATATTCATCTAATCTCATAGCTAGCCTCCGATTATTTTTCCATAGCATATCAAGAGCGAGGATTTAAGGCAATCGTAAATTAATAAAAAAAAACGCTTGCGAAAAAAACACCCATTTGCTACGATGATGGAAAGCGAAAACATGGAGGCAACGATGGATTGGGGCCAAATAGCAGCGCTCTTCTTAGCAAATGCTAGCCTGATTTTATGGATGAGATCAGAATCTAGAAATGACTGGAGGGCTATGGATGCAAAATTGGACGCTAATTTACAGGCGATTCATGCTGAGATGAAAGACTTTCACGGCAGATTATGTGCGATAGAAGAAAGAAGAAGACAAAAAGATTAAAAGAGAAAAGGAGACATCATGGATTGGGGACAAATAGCGGCGCTTTTTCTAGCTAATGCCAGCTTGATTTTATGGATGAGATCAGAGTCCAGATCAGATTGGAGAGCTATGGATGCTAAAATGGATAGCTGGAAAGCGGAATGCAATTCGAATCTAAAAGCGATTCATGAGGAAATGAGAGATTTTCACGGCAGATTATGTGCAATAGAAGAGAGGAGGAAGCGCGATTAAAACGGGCAGCGAACCCTAACCCAACTACGAAAAAAAGCCCGCTGCAGCATCATCATATCGCTGCAGCGACAATCTATCAAGTTCAAAGAAAGATTAACATAAGGCAGCGGTATGAATAAAGTTTTAAGTTTACGGGAATCCTCCCCACCAGCGGAGCAAGAGCATAGTAATGCCTTTACAGCAAGGCAGATAGACATTTTAAAAAATTCTATATGCAAAGGGGTTTCGAATGAAGAATTTGAGATCTTTTTGATGGCCTGCACAAAAAGCAAGCTCGATCCCTTCATGAGACAAATCTATGCTGTCAAAAGGCGAATGAAAAAACCGGACGGCACATGGGGCGAAGCGATGACCATCCAGACGGGCATTGACGGCTATCGCCTGATCGCCGAACGCACGGAGATGTACGCACCAGGTCCAGAGCCCACATATATCTACGACGATGAAAAAAATCTCATTTCAGCCACCGCCTACATCAAAAAACTTACCCGTGATGGCACCTGGCACGTGGTCTCGGCCTCAGCCTATCTCGATGAATATTGCCAAAAAACCAGAGAAGGCCAGCCACTAGGTCTATGGGCAACAATGCCTCGTACAATGCTTGCAAAGTGCGCTGAGAGCCAAGCCCTTCGAAAGGCCTTCCCAGCTGAGATGTCGGGCATCTACACCAAGGAGGAGATGGCTCAGGCTGATGCTCACGAGATCATCCAGAAGATCACACTAGAGCAAGCCGCTGAGCTAGAGGTAATCTTGAGTGAGTGTGATGAGGCATACAAGAAATTGGTTTCGGATTATTTAAAAAATAAATTTAAAACCGATTCCCTTGTAGACCTACCCGCTGAGCTGTTTGACAGGATGAAAACGGCAGCCCTCAAGAATATGAATGAAAATTTCGCACGCCAACAAAAATCGACGGAGGAATCCAATGATACTATTGTCGGCTGAGGAGATTATTCAGGCAGAAATTGAGAATGCCGGTGAATGGCTTGAGATGAACGAAGATCCTAACGGGCTTCTATCCAAGATCTTAGCAAACCGCATGGCCGGAATGCTCCAATATATTGACTATCTCGAGAAGAAGATCAACAAAAGCTCGAGCATATTCCAATAAATTATTGATAGAGCTAAGATCAATCTGAGCTGCTCTTGGATTGATTCTAGCTCTAGTCTAATCGAGAGGGGTCCGCCGCCCCTCTCTTAATATTCGTGGGCCTTTTTTGATCTAGCCGCCATATCTTTGGCCGCGCTCTTCGCTTCCTTCAACTCTACCTTATCGTGCTTCTTCTCAGTTGGGCTCTTATCATGCTTAAGCTTAGATTCATAATGCGCTGCATCTTTTTTTAAGGCAGAAGCCGCTTTTTTCATAATTTTTTTATGCATATTCCTAACTCTCAAGATGGAGTAAAAAAAAATTCCATTTAAATATTCAATTCATCATATTGCTCATCGAAATAGCCTACAAGGGTTTATCAAAACTTTATGGCAAATCATTGATTCTAAGGACAGAACAATGAATATTGAGAATATTTCTATGGACTATTCCATCAGCTAATCGAATGCTGCAATAAGGAGAATCGGCAAGGATGCTTAGGCATTGATGCTACTAAAGCCCCTACACCATAAGGAGAATCTATGTTGAGTTCGATTTCATCAGGGATGATGAATTGCATACCATCCCCAGAAGGCGTTGCAAGGAGCTTCGCTAAAAATCACAGAGCCATGGCTATCACCGCGGTTGCCATAACGGCCCTCTCATCGATTCCTACTGTCGATGGAGGTCCTTTAACGTACGCTCTGTGTGTTGCGGGATGTTCGTTCGCTTCTACTATCGCAGCCCCTTTCTGCTTGGCGGCTTGCGCAATAGGATTAGGGCTTCCAGGTGCCCCCTAACTTGTTTAGATTTGAGGAGATCCAGGTTGAAGTCATCATTGTGGTTTTGGCTTCCGCCTTGGGTCTCTTCGTTTCTTTTAAGCTTCTTGTATGGATTGTAGGGATTCTAGAGTTTTTTTTCCAGTGAGTCGGATGAATCTATGTACAAAACCACCTCATCCACAACTCTCAAGCCCTTAACTTCAAACTGTTTACCCGTGGAAACATCTACAACACAAACCTGTCCCGAGTCAACAAGAGAGGCAAGGAAAATCAACAACCCCATCATTTCTTACCCCTTTGTTTTTTAGCCTGATGCATCGCGATCGCCACGGCCTGCTTTTGAGGTTTCCCTGCTTCCATCTCGGTTTTGATGTTTTGTGAGAGAACTTTTTGACTTTTGCCTTTCTTGAGTGGCATTGTGGGCTCCTTATCCTAGTAGATATGCACCGAAGTAGGTGCCATTATTTGTGGCTGTAGCAGTGATGTCAGCTACTTTCGTTCCACCAGTAATCGTAATTTTAACAACAGCTGTTTGCCCTGCCGTCATATAATCAAAACACGATCCAGACACAACAGCGACGTTATTTCCTGAGTTTTGCTCTCTTATAGCTCCAATATTTTCCGTATACATAACTCTAGGTCTTGCTGTTGTGAATATAGTAAAAATTCCTGAGTTCATTGCCGCTGTTAAGTCCTTAATAGCCAAACTTGCTGTTAGTAAATAAACACCGTCAACGGGAGCTGTAAAGGTGCCGGTTCCTGTGTTATATACTGTGCCACGATTATAAACGTCTGTATCAAAAAGAACTGTATAAGTCGTCCCATCTCCGGTTACATCTGTCAAAGCTAATGATAAATTCGCCAGAAACATAGGTTGAGACGGCCACTGCGCTCTCAGGCTAGTGTCAATGCTTAAAGCGTTATTTGTTCCTAAAGCTGTTCCTTGAGCTATAACAAAAGGGTCTACTGTTGGGCTCGTCACACTATTATCAACACCAAATGACCATGTAGTTGTCGTTGTGGAGGCTTGATATGTAGCGTCACCAGCTGAAGCGCCACCGCTAGATGCCTTTATAAGAGCCCCAGAGGTGACTGCCGTGTTGTCTGTATTGGAGACGATAAGCGTACGTATGGTTGTAGAGCCTGTAGACGTAAAAGTAAAGTCACCCCGGACAGTATTGGTGATCGATGGCACGCTACTAGTATCGGTGCACAAGATTCCATTTGCTGCTGCTGTAATACCTCCAACCACATTTGTAGCCGATGAATACAGAATTTGATTTGCCGTGGTTGTGGCTGGATATGTAGCCGTTGACCACGCAGGGGTAGTTGAGGAGCCGCTTAACAAAACCTGATTAGCTGTAGCCGTGCCTGAAAGTATCGCTCCAGCTGATGCCGTACTATAAAATATCCCACCGTTGGAAGCTGTTAAGTTGGCAGCGGTTCCGCCATTCGCTAAAGGCAGTTGCCCACTCACACCGGTACCTAAAGCTACCTGAGACCATGCAGGGTTGTTTGAAGCGCCTGTATTGGCTAAATATCTCGTGGCGTTAGTGTCTTTAGCGAGTGAGGAAATCGTATTTGCAGCCGAAGCGTAGATCACATCCCCCTGAGCTGTAGTCGATGGATATGTCGTATCGCTCAAGAATGTGTCAGAGGCATCTGTAGTCCCCAACCAAATGTATCCGTCAGCCATAAGAACCTAGTATGTAAAGAGTAGAATACCAGAAAATGAAGTGTCATGTGCGTTCGTAGTCTCAACCACCGTCACGTTTTTTGACCCGTTGCCGTAGTAGTCGATTTTAACCATTGCAGTATCGCCTGAGGCCATTTTCACGATCAAATTACCATTACTATTAAAAGAATTTGTTGTCGTGATCAAATCCCTCATCAACGCCGCGTTACCGCTTGCAAAAGTGTGGTCTGTTGTGGTAGCCCCTGAGACAGTATATAGGCTGTGAGAGTAGTGTTGGTTGTTGTTGTTAATCCCCTGACACCCCAGGTTTATCGTGAACATATACACGCCGTTCTGAGGGGCTGTGAATATACCTGTGGCATTGTTGTAGTTATTGCCCACGTCATAGTCGAATCCGGAGCTATCTGAATCGAAAATGATCGTGTAAAGGGTGCCGTCTCCCGTAATATTGACTTGAGATACCGTGAGAGAGGCGTGGAAGGCTGGAGGGGATGCCGTAACAGACGATATCATGATATCGCCAGGGGAGTTATTAATCGAAATCCCAGGTCCAGCTGTTAAGAGATTTTTTCTCACATGAGGTGCCACGGACGATCCTATCCATACCTCACCGTCCTGTGTGAGGGTCCCTCCGCGTTCCGTTCCATCGAAACTTGCGTTATCGACGAACAAAACGCTTTCATCGCCAGTGATATTGCTGAATCCAGACATTATACTGTCTCCCGCCATGTAAGGCTTCCAAAAATATTGCCATTAATATCGCTATTAATCATTTTGGCACATAAAACGATACTGTCAGCCACACCAGCTATTGTAGAGCCTAATGTAATTGCCGAGTTGATTTGAGCTGCTGTTGTACCTGTAGATGCACCCGTAAGAGAGTTTAAAAACCCTCCCGCAATATCATATCCGCCAGTTACTGTATTTGCAGTAGCTCCAGAAGCTATTGCCACAGATGATTGAGCTAGACCTGTATAGGTGAATGTGCCTGCAACTGTTGGATTAAATTTCAGAGTCCATTCAACCTCTTTAGATCCAGCCGTTTCGATTAACTTGGCCTCTAAAATCTTGATGACATCCCCAATATATGCCGATCTAATCTGAATCCCCAAAATTGCGTAATTTGTGTTTGTTGCCGAACAAGCGACAGCCGTTGGCGTTGAGGCATACCTGACAGCGCCTAAATCACCAGATCCACCTTCAGAAATAACCGTAGAGCATATGCAGTCTATGTAATCCGCAACCCCTGTCCCATCGTTCGTTATCTCAGCCCTTAGAGGCAGGTTTGGAGTTGACATGTACACAACAGCAAGATTATTCGCATTCAAAAACTCGTGTGCGTAATAAATCAACCCATCAACAACAAAGCCCATACGCACCCTACCGACACCAAGCCACTCAAAGTCGATTAATAAAATTTGTGATTTGTCAAAATCTAAAGTAATTCCAGAGGGTCCAGAGCCATTCATCGGGTCAATATTCCACGAAGCCTGAGCCACAGAGTTGTTTGCGGGGGTTCCTGTCACATTAGTCCTTCTCACAAAGCTCACGGCTGTTCCGACGGTTTGTAAAAACAATCCGTTATTCTCATCGAAATAGCCGATTCTTTTGGTATTCCCAGCCCTAGCCCCGTTCAGGTCAAATGTCGTTAAGATAAGCTGCGACTTACCTGATTGATAGTTAAATCTTTGCCTCGTTTGCCTCACTCTAGTTCCAGCCGTAGTTGCTCCTACAGATATACGTTGAGAAGCTTCATTCGCTCTGTACTCTGTGGAGGTGCCTGCGCCAGCCGTCTGCTGGTTATCGTAAAATAACGGAAGGTTTTCAACGCTAGACGCTAAATCAGGGTCGTTAAAAATGTTCTTCGAGTCAAACAGCGTGATAGGATTGCTACACCTCCATCTACCGAATGCGTCGATGCTGAAAGAGTCTGAAGCTTGGATGTTTACGTTTCTAATCAAAGTCATACAATCACCCAATTTGAGCCGTCAGACGCCACATACAGGCTCTCCCATTGTAGTATTTGTTGTGTAAGGGCCCCACTGATAGTCTGAGATGATGTTGTGTTCAATGTGATAATTCCGTTGCCTGAATTTTGAATTATAAAAACTCGTCCTGATAAGGGGATAGCTGAAGGCAATGTCACCGCAAATGTGCCTGAGGTTGAAATGATGATATTATCTTGAGAGTATATTGTATAAGCTGAATTTATTAAATTTAAAGCATTAAATCTTGGAGATAATCTTAACTTTATTAATCCAGGATAATTTATAATATCAATTGTGCTATCGAAACTGGAAATCGTTCCCTTACGAACTCTAGGCGCTGTCGACGATCCGATCCACAGCTCACCGTCCTGTGTGAGCGTGCCCCCTCGTTCCGTCCCGTCGAATGAGGCATTGTCCGCAAAAATTACACTCTCTTCAGAATTTGATGAACTGCCAGACATTAACTCACCGTGCGGTAATTGAAAAATGCGCTCCAATCAATCGTTTTACCATTTAGCCCTTGAACTTTTATGATGAAATTATTCCCAGATACACTAAATGTAAAATCGCAATTTTGCATCGATGCATCTTCAAAAATATTTCTGTTATCCACACCCAACTCCACAGCCGTCACACCATTCGTTCGAAGCGCGCCTGTGAAGGTATAGGCTGCTGAGCTCAAGTCGGTTATGTTGTAAGCGATGATGTCGCCCTGAACAATGAAGGTGCCTGGTGTAGCTCCTAGCGCGTATGTGATGATCGGAGTTAGAGTGATCGTGTTTGTTGTCAAAGTCCCTAGCACTCTGTTAGTTAAATTAACAGTCAGGGTGCTTCCCGCTCCAGATGTTGCCACTCCAGAATCAGCATTAGAAGAGCTTTGGGCTCCCACAACAGTCAAAATTCCAGCGGCTGGGATGGCCGTACCGCTGTCTGTCAAGAAATTTATTGGCACAACGGGGGGAAGACTCCCCGCTGTGATGCCCTGATAAGCCTGACTCATCGATACCCCACAATCTGGATGAAGGTCGGTTGTGAAGCCAATTTAGCCCACAAGATCTGCCCTTTAGCCACACTCAGGGTTCCCGTGCCATAGATAGGGCCGTCAGCATGATTCGTTTGGCAGTCAATTACCATAAATGCCAATGGCGGGATGAAATCATGGTCCGTGACCCCATCTAGGCTGATATCTATGGAAATTGTGGTGCTAGGGTTAAAGATCTTCAGAATCTTAGCCGTATCACTGAATCCAGTCCCGTTAATGGGCTGATAGGATGCCGTGAGAGACGCAGGATCGAACTGCGCCTTATCAACGCATTGTAGGCGCATACACTCATCAGTCATTTGGATTCTCCTCAGCTTTTTGCTTCTCAATTTCCCTTTCCGCTTCATTAATCCTCTGAAGGATTTGCCCTCTCATCAAAGCTAAAGCGGTAGCGACCTCATCTAGGAGGCAATCGCTATCGCAAAAAAACTGATAATTTCTCTCACCAACTTGAAGCTGAAGCGCTGCCATCGATTTTGTGATCATAAAAATTCCTAGGTTTGGCGGAAGATAATATATGCAAATGATGAAACGTCAGCAGTTTGTGTGCTACCAGGAGTGCCTAAAATCACGCTAGTGACCGTGAAGGAAGCGCCTGCACTGATCGTATAGGTAAATTCCCCAAGAGTCGTGGAAGCATTTACCGCTGTTCTTGATAGGAAAATTCTATCACCAGCTGCAATATTTGTGTTGGCTATTGTCACCGTACCCGCTGTTAAAACAGATGTTCCGATGAAGTCGGTCACGGCTCCGCCATTCAAACTGATCTTAGTCGCCACGCTAGTGAGGTTCACATCGCCTGTAAGATTGATTGCGCCTGATCCCGCCTGAATCGTAGTTGCAGACGTTGTATTGGTTGAACCGATCGTCACCGCGTTTGCACCGGCTCCTGTGGCGATATTAACCGTTTTGCCACCCGTCGAGTTGGCTATATTCAATGTCTGAGCTCCCGTACCACCAGCAATCGTCATCGTGCCTACATGGGCTCCAGAGCCTCCAATTGATATTGTGCCACTCGTCATCGCATCGCCAATCGCCACGCTTCCAGCTGTTTGCGTGTTACCGATGGTGATGACGTTTGCAGCGCTCCCACCAACCGCGATCGTCTTGACTCCAGTACCGCCAGTTCCCACATTGATTGCAAGGGCATTTGTGCCCGTACCCATGTTCAGAACCTGCGTACCACCTGAGGCATTACCTGAGAATAGATTGATCGTTTGGGTGCCAGCTGATGGCGCACCACCTAGGATGGTCACGGTGTCATCTTGAGCTGAGTTTCCACCAGCAATAGTTATCACACGGGCTGCAGCGGGGGCTACGTTACCAATTCCGATCGTGGTAACCCTTGTGTTGCTCCCTAAAGCCAATATGCCAGCTCCAGCAGTTCCTGTGCCCGATAGTATGCTAACGGTACTGTTTGCGCCAGAATTTCCGTTCCCAATCGAGATCGTCTGACCTGTGGTGTTGTCACCGTTGCCTAGCGTGATGATGTTGCCATCGACTCCGTTTCCAATTCCAATTGTTTTGGTGCCAGCGCCGTTGGAAATTGCAATCGTCTGAGCTGCTGTAGAGGCGCCTAGAGTGATCGTGCCAGTTTGTGCACTAGCTCCACCTATTGAGATGGTCCCTGAAGTCATTGCAGAGCCGATATTCACAGCTCCAGCTGTTTGGTTGGCGCACAAGCTTAGAGTTGTGGCTCCGGTTCCATCGCCTATCCTCAAGGCATTAGTGGCTGAAGATGACCCTAGAGTCATGTTTCCGCTTTGAGCTGTACCACCGATTGTGATGGTTCCTGTGGTCGTGGACGCTCCCACAGTGTATGTGGAGCCTGCAACACCGTCTAGGGAGTAGTTTCCGGTACCAACTCTTTCAACAATGGCTGTAGCGCCAGTTGTGGAGCCAATTGTGATCGTCTTCGCTATCGCGGTACCGATATTAATGGCTCCAGTGCCACTGTCGATAGTAACCGACGTGTTACCCGTCTGATTTCCGATTACAATTGGCTGCTGAACCGCATTGGTTCCCATATTGATTCCGCTTCCACTGAGCAGATCGATCGTTGCCGTTGCTCCACCCACGGTCACTGTTCGTGTTCCAGCGGTGCCTATATTAATGTCTTGGTTTATAGCATCATTTCCAATGGAAATTACTCCACCTGAACTATTTAACTCTAAAACTCCCGCTGAATCCAAGAGAAGTGTGTCAGCTGAGCTAGCTATGATGTCACCAGAGCCTGTTGAAGCGATGTTGACCGAACCTGTTCCAGACCTTAATGTGAGGGATGCCGCGCCTGTTGTTGAGCCGATTGTGATCACGTGGGCTGCAGCTGAATCGCCGATGTGAATCGCCCTTGCAGTAGTGCCAAGGCCTAAATTCACAGCATCCGCTGAGTTATCAGTTCCTAAGTCTAGATCTGTTCCAGCGGTCGAAATAGTCGCCGAAGCTGATCCCGTAATCAATCCTGTGGCTGTTAGAGCGCTGAAAGTTGCAGCTCCTGGGGTGGTGCCCCCAATCGTTGGAGGGGCAGCAAAGACTGGACTTAAATTTGAAGGGGTGAGAAGTAGTGCTACAACGGGTGTGGAGGCTGTGCCTGCAACTGCTTCAACATCTGTTGCGAGCTGACCAATACCAGCGACTGTCTCAGTAGCCACAGGAGAGCCTGCAATAGCAAGAGCGTCGGCATAAGCCTTCGTAGCCACGGGAAAGCTGTTATCCGTTAAGGTTACTGATCCATAAGTGCTCGTAGTGGCAACTGTCGAACCGTCAGAATTCCAGGTTCCACCGCCTGTCGTTTCGTAAATCACGGCTGGAGACACGCTAGAATCTTGTATTCTAGTTCCTGGATTGTAAATATCTAAGCTCGTCGGGCTTCTATTCCAATTTAAAAATAATGGCTGCGAAAAGATATCTACAGCAGAATTTTGGAGTGGGGTCATCTAAATCTCCCTCTTTTTTTCCTCCATAGTATCAAAAGATTTTTTATAAAAAAAAGAATTTATAAGTTCCTTTAACTACCTAAGCTTTCGGTAGTTGAACTTTCCGGCTTTAACATACTGATTTAAAGCGGCTCCAAGAGAGGGGTTTTTACCCACCCACCAACGCCCATACTTGTTTTTTCCAGAAGTCTTAGCCTGTGCGTTTCCGTGGATGAACGCGCGCCAAATGTTGTCGGGGATTCCGTCGTACTCATATTCAGATCCTCCTTGGAATCGAACCCTTAACTTGCTCGTGCGCGGATCGTAGAGCGCTCCCCAAATGTTTGAGCTGTTAAGGTCGGCATGAGGAATGCCATTTACTACAGGCTGCACGCCCTGAGGCATCGTATGATTCAAATAATCAATTGTCTGCATCAGGCGTTGCGGATTGGACAGAATCGCCTGAGTTTCAGCGCTCGGAAAATTTCTTAGATATGAGATGAACGCTTGTTCTTGTCCGCCCGATAGCACCCAAAGCAATTGTGCATCAGCTGATGCGGGTTGCGTGATATCGACCCTCCGTTCGGCTTGACGTCTTTTTTCGGCCTGTCTGATGCTATCTATGCTTCGCTGTGTATATTCAAGTTCCTGAGCTATCATGCCTTGCAGCTCGTCTGACATCTCTTCGCCTGACTCTATCATAGCCTGAACGGCTGATAGTAGCTCATTCATCAGCCCTTGTAAGAGAGCTAACCTGTTCATTCGGACTCTCTAGCTTGCTGTAACTTTTGAAGGATAGCCATAAGCGCCGCTTGTCCTTGTCCAAGAGGCTTCTGTTGTTGCGCTTGTTGTTGAGGTTGTTGCGCTTTTTCTCCCTGACCGTAAACGGTTTGTAGAATCGCCGACCAAGGCGCCTTGTGATCGCCCTCGATCTTTTTGATGATCTTCTTGAAATCCTTCTGCCCCTTTTTCTCCAAAGAAGCCAATGCACCAGCCTCTAACGGGCTCCGCCCTTGATTCATCTGATCGAGGATGAACTGATGGAGCTCGGGAGAATACATTTCAACAATGTTTTTTTTCTCAGCTTCTTTTTTAGGCTCTTCTCTCTTCTCTCCGCCAAGGCCAGCTTTTTCTTTTATAAAAGCCAGACCCTCTTTAGCATCCAGCCCTTTGGATAATCCGTCTTGTAAAAATGCACCAAGCTTAGGTGAGACCTTACTTATCCCCTTGATAGCCAAGTCCACGGGAATATATTTATTTAGGAATGGAGCAATTTTACCCACTACTCCTGCGGAAATCGCACCACCAGCGGCCGCCCCCAAGGAAGTTACGGCGCCTATCCCAGCACTAATCCTCCCACGAACTCTAGCATCCCGCTCCTCTTCAGCGATATTAGCTAACTCATCCGGTCGTAAATTCATTTTTTAACCTATTTTTTCTTAAACCATGGCAGATACCACCTATCGGACCAATTTCCGAAAATGTTCTCTCCTCGAACAGTCAACTCTGATTTCTGAGCATCATTGAGTTTGTCCCTGTTTAACTCTAACTCATCGAAAAATGATCTCTCATCGAAATCAGGGTCTTTTGACTTAAGATCCTTATATATAGCGAGAAGACTATCGTTTTGAGTGATCACTTTCAAAATATCATTTGCTGCTTTACGCGCATAAGGCTCCATTTTTTCAAAATCAGGTTGCCTTCCATGCCGTCCAATTTTGTAGTGAGGCCCTTGATATTTAGATATATACTCTTGAGCGCCCTTAGTTCGCGGATAGGCAATCGCAGCGGCTGCATGAGGGGAAAATTGGAATTCAGACTTCAAAAAATCGTAAAACTGCTCTTGATTGCCTGTTTCTTCAAATATTCGTTGATACGATTCTAACTTTTTCAAAAGCTCATCATTGCGCCCAGCCTCCACACCCGTTGTGGTCGCTAAAGTTTTCATCCTACCAATATCTTTGTCCAACCTTAAAGCTTTACCAGCCCACTTTTCAACAGCGTCTTCCAGAGAACTCCCGGGGTTTAATCGTAAGTCGCGCTTAATTCCCTTCTCAAAATTTCCTACCATAGTGCCAGTTAAATTTTTTAAAGGTGCTCCTGGTTCTACCTGAAGTTTTTGACGCATGGATTCATCAAGAGCATTTTTAACCTCTGATACTGCCTTCCCATATGTAGCCAGCTGTTCTTCATAATCTTTTGGAGTAGCGAGGTCTTTGGCTTCGTCTTCATCGGCAAGTCTCAAAGACACATCAGGAGGAAAGTTGAGGTCGTTGTACCCCTTGATCACGGCCATTTTTTTTTCAGTCGGCCAACGTGCTTTAGGAATACGCTCAGGGCTTAGAGGGTTTTCCGCGATGGGTTTTCGGTCTTCGCGTTGAGGTTCTCTTCTAGGCTCCTGCTCCATACCTCTCGGCTCGCCTCCTTCCTCATAAGGTCTCCCCTCCATTCCAGGAGCTCCCCTCTCCTCCATTTGCCCCTGATATCCAGGTGGCATAGGTTGCCCACGCCTCATCCCAGGCTCACCCATACCAGCGGCTCGCTCGTACGCGCTCCTCAAATTCCCCTGTTTAGCCAGCTCGCCCATCGAGGATAGCATCTGAGGGGTAATCCCAGGAATTGAGCTGAGCCTAGCCATCTGTTGCATAGGGCTCAAATTTTGATAATCCTGCTCAAATTGCGCCAAGCCACTGGATAATCGATTTCTCTCGATCTCTTTAGGCAATTGATCAGCAAGTCCTTGACCAAATCCCGTTCCAATCCGCCCGAAAATGTCGCCTTGGCTTATCTTCTGGACCATATTATCTCCTAATAAGGGGCGTTTCCAGCCCTAGTTGACTGCCCATAAGGGCTCGAATTGCGCTGCCCCTCTTTTGATCCAAACCAATTTCCAATGCCCTGTCCAGCCGCCCCACCGGCTGCTGCACCTGCAGGCCCTCCAAAATAGGCGCCAACGGCCGTACCCACCGCAGGAGCTATTGCGGAAAGGAATCCAGGCGACCCCTGTTTCGTTACCATATTCTGACTGTAACTCCCAAGTCCTTGGGTTCCAATATTCTGAAGCCCCTGGGCGCCTGCTTGCCTTAGGTTAGCTCGGATCTGCCCTAATCGTTCGGACAGGTCAACGGCGCCTTGAGTTTGAGCGTTCCTAAATCCAGAACTCGACAGCCCACCTGCCCCCATTCCAGCAAATTGCTCTGAAATGCCAGGCATGATCTCTTCACCGTACTGTCTAAGCTGAGGAGCCGCAAAAGATTGATAGTCAGCGCTATCGTCGCTCAATAAATTTCTGTAATAGTCAGCTGCCGTACCAAATGCCCCGCCAGCCCCTGGAGCCTTGCCAGCCCCAACTAATTGCTGGTAAAGATCTTCCTGTTCAGGCCTCAAAAGCGAAACGTTCTCTCTCTCCTCAGGCGTTCCACTCATAAAATTTCCAATGGAATTACCCCAAAGCTTTTTTCCACCCCTAAAACTGTGGGTTGCCGGAAACGCTTCTTTAACTTTCATTTTACAGCTCCTGTATGTATTCGATTACAGCCCACGCCCTAGTGTAAGCCTTCGCGACATTTATTATGATATTGTTGGCATCATATGATACCACATCAGCCCCGCAAGGAATCGGTCGTCCAGTAAGGGTTGCGGCATCCGTGGCGCTCGCAAACAGCTGGATGAGGCTAAAATTGCCATCAACATTTATCCCATGAGGCTGAGTATTAACGCCCACCGCCAGACCTGGAAACTCAACAACCTTCCTTAAAACGCTTCTAAATTGCTGGCTCGTACTTCCCGTCATGGCTCCAGGAATGAAGTTCTTGCCTGCCAACAACTCCTCATCAAGAAGCCAGCCTATCTCCCTAACGTTGATCGCATTAGATAGCTTCTTCAACTGCTCAACAAGAAAAACGCGACCCTCTTCCCAAGTCTTCGGAGCTACGTCATATACTGGAACGAATGACTCAAATCTCTGATCGTCTGATGGTTGCATTTTAGTTTCCTATGGCTACCCAGTAAAATCCAGTGACATTCGCGTTCGTTGCACCGCTAAAACGCCACTTAAAAGAAGTGGTGCTCAAAGTGCCTATAAATATATCCCCACTAGTGAAAGGGGTTGCTGTTCCACTTAGAGTAGTTGTCACGTTGTAGCAATGAGCTGGAAAATTTATATTTGAAGTAGCAAAAGTAAGATCTTGTTCTGTTATGGGCCATACACCCGCTGGAGCCACATATTTTCCCCATTGAATCAGCAACCCCCCCGCCATAAACGTATAACCGTTAGTACCCCTCTTAGGTGCGACGTTCATGGTCATCTGTTGAACGATCCCCCCTCCTGTTTTAAAATAAAAAGTTTGATCGTTGGCAATCCCATCGTTCACTGTAGTGCAATAGAATTGCCCTATGCCTGCAACAGTAGCAGGGGCTGCCTGAGGTATGATATGTAACGATTTATGATATCCATTGTTTGGTATGATCGAGAATTTTACGTGATCGACACCAAAACTCGTGTCAAGCTGACTAAAATTGTCCTGGATGTTCTTGTAGTCCTCGTTGAGATTCAAATTTCCAGTGGGGATTCCGGGTTGATATGGCATGTAAGTTCCTTATTATAATGGGGTCATACGGCCAGCTTTTCGCAGCCATAAAATTTGAGCGTCGATCTGTACGTTTTGTTGTTGTTCCGCTCCAGCCATCTGAGCATTGGATAGCGTATATTCCAGGGTCAAAAAGTTTCCCCGCGTCGGACAGTAAACTCTATGCCAAAATTTCGAGCCCCCGACCTGATTAAGGGTTGACGAAACGGTCGGGATAGTCGAGTTGAAAAATGTGTCAGCTGTTGGAGGACCTAAAGTATTTAACTGATTATCAGGTAATGTGTTAGACGCCGAGCTGTCATTGTAATCCAAATAGACATTTAACGATATGGCGCCTGGATTTGAAGATTCCGTGGCCGCTAGAAGTATATCGATATATCCAAGCTGAATGTTCTGCCCTTCATCCAAAAAGCTAAATTTTTTGCTCCTAATCGAGAAATTCTCCCTAATCGCGATCAATCCACCGCCAATGTATGTCCCGGCGGAAAAAGCAACGGGGGTGTCGAATTGGCCAGATGTGGCATTGTAAGTAAATATTTGAAATGAGTTTGAATCGATGACGGTGATTCCAAATATCCCACCATTTAAACTGCTATAGGAGGTAGCGACTGGAATGCCAGACACTTCAATTACAAAACCCGTCTGTAGGTTGTGGTTAGGGCATGTCAAGACTATTTCCGAATCAGCATTTCCATTGACTTCTGATATATAAAGGCTTACATCATTTGTAGTGAGCTCGTCAAGATACTCAACAAACCCTTGTTGGTTCCCTCCCACGATTGCCGGAACCCCCTCCGATTGATCATTAATCCACGGGAAATTGCATTGAACCCAAGGAATTGGTGTATTGAGCCATGTACGTGAGGATTGTGGCTGGTAATTACCCACGCATGTTAAAGAGTCGTTAAAAAGCGCCCAGGAGTCGTTCTCATAATTGTATACAAGTCTTTTATTTGGAAATATATTGTTTGAATCGAAAGCATCATAGGCTGTTGGAACTGTCCAAAATGCCAGACGATTAATAAAATCTCTAATTCCATGAACCCTATAAAGCCCATTGTTGTCATTTCTAAATTGAAAGACAAAATCAGGGATCTTAACATCGATTCGTTCGCTTTTATAGCTGTCGCATTCCACAATCCCTTTGTCGCCTATACCTATAAGGGATGTATCGAATTGCACTGCTGAGAATAGGTTCTCAGCTCCAAGCTCACTGTTCACCCGCTCGATTTGAAATGGCGCAATCGACCTTCCAGTATATCTTAATTGCCACGTCGATCGCTCACAATAGATCACAAGGTTATCGCGAACAAATCCAACCGCCGTAATATCTTCACTAGTAGGGATATCCAAAAAGCCGCCCTGACCTCTGATGTCATCTCTCCAAGACCCCGTTGCGGGCGGTCCAGCGGCGTAAGCGATAAACGGGTTCCCAATGGTGCTCCAACGAATCCTATTTGAATAGCTTTGCGAGCTAGCCTTTGTAGGCCCCTCCCACGTGTTGAACATCAAAAGGCGACCGCGAAAGGGTAGAATTGCAAGACAGTTCGTTATAAAATTTGTGGCGTCGATCTGCCCATAATTAGGGGGTTCAAAATTAATCCAAGTCGCTCCATCGGTGACCCTTATGGAGTCCATATTGGCGCCAAATTGGCCCGTGTCATTGGTCACCCAAAATAGCTTTCGATCTGTTGTAGAAAATATTGGAACGCTGCTAACCCAATAATTCGTGCTCCAAAAGAAGTCCACCGCGGATGTCAGACCACCATTTGCATTCCAGGTGGTGCCAGGGATGAACTCCTGAAATCTATCCGTTAGCTCATCAAAATAATAGCAGTATTTTTGATCGAATGCAAGCATCTGATCGTTAGTGCTGTTCGCTAGTTCTCGTGTCCTCAACCCCATCACAGGTAGCCCCGGATAATATTGGACATTGACCGTCACTGGAGCCAAACCAATCCCTGTGACCAACCCTAAATCTGTTGTAGCCCAATTGATAAAACTTCCAGGAGGGGCTGGAACTCCATTCACAAGAAGCGTGCCATCAGGTGGAGAGGGTTCGGTATATAGGTTCGCACCCACGCTAGCGCTAAAGGCTCCAGGAGCTAGAGTGGCTGTAGCTTCTAATCCCAAAAGAGCCCTGAGGTTAGCTGAGAAGTTTCCGGCGATATTTGTATTGCCCGGAATGGATGTTACTAACCTTTGAAGCCTGCCTAGAAGCTCATAACCCTTCTTACGAAGGATTCTCTCCCGCCAAACATACGCATTTTGAAGTGTCGGGTAGGCGTCGTTAGGCAAAATAAATTCCTCACGGCCCTGCACCAGGCCTGTGGCCATGCCTGTCACCTTCATTGGTTGATAGCCAGCCATTTAAAATCCTTGCCCTATGCCCCAGCCCATGCCATAACCGTAGCCTGTCTGGGTGGAGTTAAAAAGAGTGATGTTGGGTTGCTGGATTTCTTCAACCGCCTGACGCTCTAAAACTAAAGCCTCTTGACGCTTAAATCCCTCTTGTAAATTCTCAACCCCTTCAGTGTCCATCCTGTCCCTAAGAATCTCAGCCGCGGCTCCAAAGGCGATGTACTGCGCCCACTGGTTGAGTACTGGATTGTCTGTTGTCTGCATAAATTGCGCAGGCGTTTGGTACGCCTCAACCTCGACCTGATAAACGTTATCAGGCACAGGGCGTATTGTGAACTCGTTATTCCAAAAGAGTAGATTGTATGGACGCCCTACCTGATATTGAGAGGCCCAAACGTTGATCATCGTGCCTGCGGCTGGCGCCACAGGGAAGTTTACTGTGATCGCCGTTGTCACATAGTTCACTGTCCCGCAATATTGAGTTGTCAGCACTGACGGCGGTGAAGGCGATGGAAGCGGAGATAGCGGGGGGATCGCGGGTTGTTGAGCATTGGAACCGTCCAAGTAAACGTTATTGCCAACCGTGTTTTGTTGCACAAACAAAAGTTGGCCTGTAGTCGTGTTGGAACCTATTCCATACGAATTGGTTACGGCGCCACCATCATCTATAATCCGTATGGGAGATCCATTGATATCAATACCCCCAACAACCACCTGAGTGCTGAGAATCCCAAAATTAGGCTGAGGAAAAGGATTAACATTGTTGCCAAAAAGTGTAAAAGAAAATGCTGTGGTGATTCCATCTCCGCTCGCAGGTTGATATTTTGTCGGATAGCGCGGATACAAATTGTAAAGCTGATCTCGGTTTTTAAAGAAATTCCCTTGGATACCCTCAAAATACACTGGAGACCGAAAACCCTGTAAATTGTTAACATCTACAGGGTAACGGTCAACGTTTGGAATGGTCAAAAATTTGTAGACCGATCGCATCTGATCGAGTTTAATCGCGTAGGGAAAATCATTGCTGTAGAAGCGGTTAACTGCCTCCTGAATCTCAGAGCTAGGCAGAGAGGCCTCGCTTCCCGATGCCGTGAGGCGCCTAACCTTCTTCTCAATGTAGGAGTAAGTGCTCGTCGACGGCGCGATTGTCATCTAGAACCCCACCGGAACGAACTTATGCAGCCAATCTCCGCTCACATCACTGTCTAGAGGTGATCCATCGCTCATGACATTCTTACCGTCAACACTAAGAAGCCCAGACCTTTTTTTTAAATTACCTTGACTGTCATTAACCTCCTTGACTAGTCCAAGGGGGACTTCATAAGTATGGCCAGGTATAAAGTGCCAAGTCTGAATTGGATCTCCAGCGTACTTGCAATAAGGTTTCGTAAGGCGTTCATGTCTTCCTCTGGAATTCATGTATTCAACCTTTACGATACGCGAATCTTCCTTTTTCTCTTTCTCAAGCCGGGCCTTATGCTCAGGGGTCATATTCTTGAAATCGTTGAACGCAACACGATTTCCAATCGAGTTAATCAGCCCGTGAGCTTCACCATTTGCTGTTGCCATAGTTGCTAACATCAGTTACCTATATTATTAAGTGATTGAAATGGAACGCTTTCAGACGTTCCATTATTGTATTGTAAATTTCTTGATCCAGCCGGACATATACTTGCAGGAGCCGAAATATTTCCAGAGGGTATTACGAACTCATCAAAACCGCTGGAGTTTATGTTGAGGGTAAGGTCTAGGCCATTTACAGCCTGAATTATCCCCACAAGTCCATCGGCTTGAATCATCCCATAAGCTCGCGGAATCACAAGCTTCACAGCCATCCCTGGGATGAAGCTAAACGATTGCGCGCTATTTCCTATGGACACTGTTATGACCATAGGATTGGCCCTCGTTGCCGAGACCAGCAAGAGGGCGCTTGGAATTGTGACGGTGCCTGGCAAGTATATGTTGGGCATTTAATTCTCAAATTTGTAAGCTGCCCAACAAATCACATCCGAAGCCGCACCAGCCGGTGAGTTAGTTCCGCCCCCTAAATACATATAGGGTGTGAATTGACCAGTCCTGAACGGTTGATACTGGAAGTCATATCCAGTCTGCACATTAGTCACGGGGTTAAACTGAGTCGACACACCGGCAGGAGCCAATGTTGCGAAATTTTTCGCTGTAATCGCCGTGGCTGATGATGGGAACGCAAATGCCGTAAACGCAGAAGAATCAATGTCTACCGTCAGCGTGTAGTTTGCCGCGCTCATAGCCACGATCTTGCCCGTGAGGCCGTCCATTTGAGTCATCCCCTGCCCTGATGGCACACTAAACCTGACCTTCATACCCACCACATAATAGGCTGTAGGGTCAACGGATGTTCTCACAACCGCCTGTGTGGCCTGAGTAATTTCTGTGATAAATAGAAACTGCGGGTCGACAGCTAGCATTTTAGATATCCGCCTTGTGTTACCCGCGGTAGCTGCAAGAGCAAAACCTGCTGCACGTAGTCCTGTGAGCGTATATCCAGCCCCCGACACGCTTGAGATCTGGAAATTCATTCCAGCGATCTGTCTCATATTCGTGGAGTTATAAATCTGAATGATGTCGCCGTTAGAGTATGTGTTGGTCTGTGTTACAACGGCTGGAGAGGCTGCTGTGATCGACGTGATCGCATTAGCAGCTTGAGCTTCTACTTGAGGCGCGGTTGTCACGTAAGTGAAACCGTCAGCTGCCGTGGAACTTGAAAATTTATCTATGAGAGCCGACTTTGAGCCAGCAGTTTTCCATCGAATTCCATCATTGGCAGCCGATGCACCCACGCCAAATTTTGGTCCAAACCACTCTCCACCAATGCAGGCGGTTGATGAGGCACCAATTTGGGTCACGTTCCACGTGCGGAAGTAGTCCGCGGAACTAGGCAAAGGAATTTTAACTCCAATCCCAGCGGAAGTAAAAGAGTCTCCAGAAATAATTGTGAATGGCATATCCCCTCCTACGAAGCTTGTGAAGTTGTTACGTTGAGGCCGGATATCCAGTTCTGATTCGTAATCGCGCGGGCGATTGCGAACTTAGCGTACAATTGACTGTTTTGGCCGACGCTTGAGACCACCCAAGGGGGTCTGTATCCAATTACAGCCGTGTAGTTGTTCTGCTCGATCTTTGCAGCAGCTTCTAGGCCGTACATAGGGATGGTGTAGATTGTATTGCCCCTCAGGGATATACCAGGGATCTTTGCTGCCTTAGATGATACAAAGAATCGGAACCTTGAGATCGCGCAATATTCTTCGGGCCTCAAACCCTCTTGTGAAGGATATGCAGCCTTCAAAAGAACACCAGAAACACCCTGAAGGTCAGCGCAAATGTTTGTGTTAGCGAGAGCGATGAAGGCATCTCGGACCGGGCCGACGTTGAATCGATTTTGCGATTCAATATTCATTAGCATTGATCTAGCATCATTACCTAATAATATGTTTTCGATATTGTTTATATCAGCAGCCGAAATGTTACTAGGTTGATCGCCGTTACCACCGCCAGTTGCATTGAGGTATGAAACACTGGAACTAAATAAATCGCGCATTAGAAGGTCTTCTTTCTCTCGAAGCCACTGACCTAATAAAGCGGTGAACTTAGTAAGGGTTTTACTATTCTCATACAATACGACTTGTTCGTTAGTAATGATTGATTTAGCGTAGATCTCCATCGTTGCGTCAATGTCAGTACGAACGGGTACTTCTGACGCTGGATCTATGCCTGAGCCATCGAGTTGGCCGCCGTCTGTTGAGAGTCTCTCAAAGCGACTCATCCTAGTTGTCTTACCCACATAGCTCTCGGCATGGTGTAAGTCAACACCGAAGCTATGGATCAAGTTGAACATTGGGGTGGAGAGTAGGTCCTCAGATGCCTGCACGGGCAATTCTGGGGCCATATTATTGATACTGGTGATTCCAGTAGAGAAGGTCATAAAAATCCTCGCTTAAATGATTGAGCTGGGTGACGAAACCCTTTTCAGTCGTGCTGGCGAGGCACTTTCAGCCTTGTAGTGAGCTAGCGAAGCTCTGTACTGCTGGGGATATAATGAGTAGAAATAATTTTAAAAACAAGATGGTTTGGATTAAAATTACGTAAGTTACTGAAGGTGATATATTTGGTGAAAAATAACATGCAAGGGTTGCATATATGTTGATATCATGATATATTTATGGCATACAACAACAAGCCAATCCACGGAGGATACCATGGCCAAATACGACATCAAACACACTTGCGGATGCACAAAGACTTACCAGCTAACTGGTAAAAGTAGCGATATAAGCCGAAAGAAAGATTGGTTGGAAGGAAAAGATTGTTCGATATGTGAAAATAAACAGTTTCCACCAAGATTTGTTTTTGATAGATTCTCAGGCGTTAATGTTTTTAATTCTTTTGAAATCAAAGATCAATTGAAAGAAAGAGGTTATATTTATCAAGCACATGATTTTAGTTGGAGAAAGCATTTCGGATGGGATAAGAAAGAGTTTTATATTGGCGAGCATATGCCAGAATTGCAAGCCGAATTCGAATTTCTAAAATCTTTAGGAGCCGTGCACGATCATGATAAAGGAAGTTGGGAGCAGGTAATTTCTTGGCAGGAAAGATATGACTCAGAAAAAGCAGAAGCTCAAAAATAAATAAATTCAGGGGGATTTTATCCCCCTATCACAAATGAGAGGATTTATGAAAAAGGTCGAAGGAAACTCGTATCCCATCAAGGATTTTATCAAATCAAAAGGTGGCAAATGGAACACCACAGAGAAATGTTGGTATGTGCCTGAGGATGTTCACGATGAAGTTCGGATCAAAATGGAGATGGAGAGCGGGCGCAAAAAAGTTGAGAGGCCGTCTCATGTAGCCGATCCGACAGGGCAGCTCTGGGAGGATTGCCGAAGGTGCGGAAAAAGCCCTATCTATATATCTCTCCAGTACCTTTGCGATGAGTGTGGGAGGAAACATTAATGGATGATGTAAAGGATGAAAAAGAGGATGAAAAAAAGGAAAATGCATTCTTCAGGGTCAGGCGGGATTTGTATCTTCGCCTGAAATGGGCATCCGCAACTTCCAAAATCCCCATGGGAAAGATCTTGGAAAAACTGATCGAGGATCATATCGAAAAAAGGTAAAAAAAAACCCCTGGGAAAAATCCCAGGGGAAACACCGACTTACCAATAACAGGGAACCTCGAAAACATGGACACAAACACAACCTAAATATGTCATCATAAAGTTTTTTTTGCAAGCTCTATACACCCTTCATAATTTTTTGCATCCTAGCCCAGTTGGCAGCACGCCTTTCTTCTGAAATGTAATTTCCTGCAATCTGATCTCCAGATTGCGAAGCACCTGAACTTGAAATGGATTTAGGCTTGGAAAGGTTCGCCTCGGCTCTTGCTGCGTCTTTTTTAGCCGACAAGACGTTGGGAAGGAATTTTTTGATGGCTTGGTATGTGTCGCTCCACTTGTCGAAGCCCTCTGGAAGGCGTTTGAGAGGTCTCGCAATTTCGGGATAATGATATTCCAGATAGTCAAGATTTTCAGAGGTCATAATGGCATTGAAGTCGGGATAGGTTTGCGATAGCCTTTGAGGATACTCTTGATGCTCTCGCTCCATCCTAGCTCGCTCATAAGCCGCCTCACGCGCAGCAAGCGCCGCGTCCACATGTTTTTTAATTCTATCCTCTTCCGACTCATCTTGCTCATAGCCATAGGACGATGAGGATGAGGGCGCTTTTTTTTGATCTCTTGCAAATGCTGCTTCCATCGCCGCCTTAAGAGCTTCAACTTCAGCGGCTTTCTCAGCTGCACGCCTCTCTGCCGCCTCCCTCTCCTCGCGATCTTTTTTGCGCGCTTCGCGGAAGGCTCGCCAGTTAGGATCTTCTTCTACCTTTTTTTCTACTGGAGAATCTGGATTGGGTGCTGGATCTGCAATTTTCTCTTGAGGCAAAATCGCTTCAGGCTTAATCTCTTCTTTCACTTCAGGATTCATATGGAGCCTCTTTTATGTTAAATAATAATTTACACAATGATCAACTTAGGGTAAAGGAAAACTTGGAAATTCAAAAACAAATTAGACAAAAGACACTGGAAGCCTTTGGAAATTACAAACGAACTATGGATTTTTTGGCGTGCGATATCCACATCAGCGCGTTGTGTGTCGATAAAAACATCCAAAAAGTTCTCCAGGAACTAGGCTTCGAGAGAGTCCACGAATTGAGGAGTGTTGATCTTTCCAAAATCGAAGGGCTCGACTACTCGTCCAGGAACGTGCTTGCAGCCAGCCTTCAACAATTCTTCGCGATGCTCGACTAAATATTCTTGCTCAGAGAGCATCGTGATGTTCTGGTCGTGCCTCACGTAGTCCCAGAAGGTTCCTTTAAAGAAGGCTATACTCCATGCCTGCATCGTGAGGTATTCTGAGGGCACAATTGTATTGGTGCTCGATAGAAAGCTCATCATCCAGGCATTTGGGAGAACCCATAGCCTCTTGACTACCTTATCAAGAGGTTTATTATATAGGAAAACCGCCTGATTAGGCCTTGGGCTAGGTAGGTAAGGCCACGCATAATATTTAATCCTCTTCAATGGCTTTATGAGTGGATCTTCAGCGATCAGGCGCACCAAGCAAAATTCCTCTTCATCAATAAAGTCTCTGTTTTTCTCGATGCAAATCCTTAATTGCTCGGCAGTGTCTTCACACATCGCCTCACCGACCTCACGTGCTACGTAAGGTGTATTGTCGGATAAAGCTTTCTGAGCTAGCTCTCCAGCGGTTTTTCTTTTAGTTAGAAGCATCCCGAAACCTCTTCTTCCTCTTCTTCTTCAGAAAGTTCTTTCTCTCTATCAGTTATTAAACATTTTATTCTGTTATTAACAAACTTAATTAAGCTAATCTTTCTTTTATCAATAAGTTCAGATGTGGTAATAACGTAAAATAAACCCCAGAATTCATTAAGATTAGCTAAAAATTCCTTTTCTTTTTCTAGTGATCGCATTCATTCACCTTCACATGAGTTGAGGGCCTATTTTTACCACTGCATGGCCCCCAAGGATTGTGAGGCTCGTCTAAATTCACGTTGATCTGCCAATGATCCTGCGGCACGGCGTGAGGCTTCTTATTGATCACGTCGGCTGTCTTGTTTTTGGCGTAGTCAGGATTGTGCTTCATAAGTAGTTGATCCTTAAAGGAGGCCCATGTCGGTTATGCTCCGACCACCTCCAGCTGTTCAGGCTGGCGCTCTACAAACTGAGCTAATGGGAAAAATTTTTAATGTTGGGCTTTATGCTTCTTAGCATAAGCTGCAAGCGAATCAACGGAATGCTTATAGTCTTCAGCGTTACTCATCTCACCCGACCCGTACTTTCCATCGGCAGTCGATGTATCGCCCGCGTGCTTCTCCCAATGCTCTGAGTGGAATGCACTTAAGCCTGCACCTCTATGGTGCGGGTGAGCTTTGTGGTGTTGGCCGTGCTCTTTCATAATTTTTCTCCTGGGCTCCCATTTCGGGATTGGCCTGAGCTTGATTCAAAGATTTTATATACTCTGCCATTTGTAAGTTATTTTTGAAATTTTGTAAATCTAGATCTTCTAACTCGATCATAGCCCTCACCATTTCGAGGTCGGCCTTCGCCGTTTTGTATTGCGATTCCGCGTTAAGTTCCTGCATCTTAGCCATCCTCTCAGCTGCTGAAGCCGCCAGATCTTGTTGGCGCGCCATGTCAACTTTCGATTTCGCAAACATTTCCATCAGCTTAGCGTTGTTCATTTTCTCTTGCTGTTGCATTTCCGCTTGCTGTTGTTGCGCCTGTTGCTCGTTTTGTTGCTGCATTTCCTCAAGAATCTTGGACTTATTGGTGATGATCGCCGCGCGCATGATGCTAGAATCCGGAATTGCCATCCCAATCTGTTTGAAATGAAGAAGTTGTTGCAGTTCGGCCTGACGCTGGGTGGCTGAGTAATTGCCCTCTTCAACGCTGATGGAGTACTTTTGAGAGTGAGAGGTGAAGAATCTTGGGTCGGGGTCTTTGCCTAAAATGTTACGAATCTTGCCTTTAGAGAAATTCTTCCTGATAGCCTGAAGGCGGATCTTGCCGTAGAGACGCTGTGAGTAGTCTGCCTTGTCAAATATCGTCTGTAGAGTAGTGAGTCCAGCCCCTTGACGCAACATAGAGAGGATTCCCGATTTATCGTCCGTAGCTGCCCCCAAAAGCTCTTCGTTCACACCGCTGATCTTTGTGATATCCTCTGCTAGGCTATTTGAGAGCTCCATAAGGCTTTGAGGTATAGACACAGGCTCGATCCTTTGAATCTCACCAGGCAAATGCCCTGCCTTAAGCGGAATAAGGAAGCCGTCCCCTCCGCTAGACTGTCTGAAACATTTCGGATCTACAACGGTATCTACAGGGTAAATCCATCCAGCGTTGAGCGATGATTGAAGGATCTGAAGCTCGATAACTTTTCTCATGTTATAAAGAAAATTCATATCCCTTAAATTTCTGACAATTCCCTGTTTACGCCACGCGTACGCCTGGATATCAGGCTCCACATAGCACTGCATCGGCACAAACGGGTAGTCATCTATATTTAGAAGGTTTTTCCCATGATAAACTATCTTTCCAGCTAGAGCGATTGCCAATTTTACTGTTGGGATCTGCACAGATTTAACTTGAAGCCACGGTTGCTGAGCCAGCACCCGCTCCATCATACCCTCTTCTTCGCTCTCGTCATCCTCCCACTCGACAGCCTCGCCTGACATAGGGTCAAGAATGATTTTGCCCTCACGGGTAGTCCTATAGTAGAATTCGTCATAAGTAAAGAGGTTATTGATCGCAACATTCTGTAATTCAGCCTGTAATGGAAATCTCCCATCCTTCATCCCCCCCGACTTCATCTTGTCCAACTCTTTCTCGTAGCCAGGCAAAAGCGCCTTAGCCATGATCTTGGATGTCCACCGGCGTCTCCAGATCCCGTTGCAATCGCTAAAGTCTTGCTTGCGGGTGTATTGATCTATCAAATAATTATTATATGCCACTAAATCTGTGAATAGATCTCCCGAAATCGGGTCGTAGGTATAGTCTGGGTACAAATGAAGTAAAGTTTCTCCTGTGTCACAAGCCCCTTCAAAAGCCTGTGAGAAGTATTCTTGGAATCCATCACGGTCGTCACACCACCTCAAAACCTTATTATAGTCATCAGCCAAATCGTCATCATTTTCATGAACTGGAAGGGTGATAGTTGATTTACGATTTTTTCTTTGAAACCCGACAATCATGTTGACGTGACGGCGAATCAGGTTAAAGAAAAACCTTTGAGCATTCTGTGATCCCTGACCGTAAACTTGATTATAAAGCTGCTGATCACCGACCTTAAAACGTTTATCTATAGCCCCTTGCATCCAGTAGGTTGAATTGGTGGTGTAGTTGGCCTGATAGAATGAATCCATCATCTGCTTGATATCTTTTGAACCGCTGTCGGTAGGGTCGACATACCCTAGCGAATATTGGCCTGACTCGTATGAAGGCATATCTCTCCTAATGCATAAAATTATTTTGATAATAAATCAAAATTGATATTCATTCATTAGGGGATAGTCATCATGGCCAAATACACGTTTCCTGAGCATATCATATGAGATGTTCTCATCTGGATGGCTGAATTCTCCCGTCGGGAAGCCCGTGCAAACGGCATAGCGCAGGGCGTCGCAGATGTGATCATCCTTTTTCACGGGCTTATCTTCCCCTCGATCAGCCGCTTTAGGGTCCCAAGAATAAGACTGAATGCACTCGCGAAGGGTCTTACAGCGTTTGTGGATGACAATATTCTTTCCTGCGATGAACTTTGAGCATATCTTTATGCCTAGGATGACATCGTTGTTGGCATCGAGTACGGGTAAATTTTCTTGCCTCATCGCAATCTTTAATGAGGCGGCTGCCGGGTCGATATAGATGGCAGATACGTTCTTATAACTCACAAAAGCCTTGAGGTCTCTTACAAGCTCCTGATCCGTCTTTGAGCGCCCCTTCTTTGCTGAGTCGTAATAGTACTCATCCTCAACCCTTATCTGAGGCCACTTATTAGGGGTAACAGCACATAGTACGGCTGCGGTTGCGTTAGTTGTGCCATAGTCCACGCCCACAATATAATATGAGGGCGTTGGGAAGTCATTCACGAACTCGTTGTCGTTGTCGTAACAGTCGTAAATAGCTCCATGAGCCAATGCCCACTCACCCAGGATATAGCGCTTGTACCACATCCCGCTGTAAGAGGCTTTCAACTGTTGCTTATAAGCCTCATCAAGCGTCGGATTATCCTCAAGGCAGAAATTCCAGTGGACTAAGTCCAACTCCTTCTTATCGATATAATCCTTCTTAAGCCAATGTGCGGGCCCCTCAGGGTTGCAAGTTGCAAGCAATTTAGCCCCCGGCACCCTTAGGCGGCTCTCTAGCATACGCCAGAAGGGCTCTGGAAGGTTTGTAGCCTCGTCAACATAAGCTAGGGCTAGTGTCGAGCCCTGGATGGTGCTAACAGCCGACACGTCAGGAGCGCCGACAAACCACACATCGCGACCATATAATTGCGCGCTTTGAGCCTTCTCAGTAGGGCAAGGGAAGCCTAGACGTCTGTAAAGAGGTTTTAAAATATTTCTTTGAATAGACGTGCGATTGACGCCAATAATCATCGCATCGCCTCTGGGCCCATTCTCAAGGTCTCTTACGAAACGTTCAATGCTAGCGTGCGTTTTACCTGAGCTGACCGCGCCCACCCATATGTTAAAGCGGTGCGTTGCCTCACAGAAGCTCTGATCTTGCTTATCACTTGTTGGCATCAGGTTCCTTCAACTTATCTTTCAAAAGCTTAACCTCATGCTTCAATTCCATGATAAGATGATCTTTGTTGATTTCCTCCTGAGCAGGGGCTAAATAGACTGATGGCTCGGGCTCGCGTTGAGCCAACCTGACTTTACCTAACCACAAAAGCATCTGCGTGTTGCCTTCCATGGCCTGTTGAAATTGTTTTACGCGGATTAAAATGGCGCCGGTCTCGTTGAACTTGTCAAATACCTCAGCGTGTGGCGCGTCATACCGCTCTTCAATTTGCTTTCTAAGGGCACCAACCGTGCAGCCCATAGCCCTAGCTATGCTGATTTGCGTGGCCCCGGCCTTCATGTAAAGCTCGATCTTATCCCAATCTCGCTGATTAAAATGTGATATCATAAAGCCCTCTTGTTAAAAGGGCTGATAGTGTCACT